CGCGACTTCGTGGAGCTCTACGAGAACGCGCCGGAGGACTAAATATGTCGGCAAAAAGAAACCGCCGACGCTTTGCGAGAGCGTCGGCGGGACTTGCCTCGGAAAGACAAGCGAGATTACTCATACCTTTATTATTATACCACTTTCCGGGGTGTATTGCAATAGCGAGTTACGCGGGGCGGAGTCGCCCCGAGCGGGCTCGTATGGGATATTAACAAACCGACCAAAAAGAACACTCTCCCGGAGGTAGATACATGAGGACGCTTTACAGAGAGAAACGCTATTATTGCGGCGAATATCTCGACGTTTATATATTCCCGGTTTACTCACAGGCTCGAGGACGGAGCCGAAAGAGCAAGCCGACAAGCGAGGCTCAAAAGAAACTCAATAAGCGACACTCGGAGGAGAAACTCGTCCGGCTCCTACACGCGAACTTTACCCCGGACGACCTCGAAATCCACTTGACATATACGGAACAGCCGGAAAGCCCGGAGGACGCAAAGAAAGAGCTCCGTAATTTCCTCCGTCGTGTTCAGAGGAGACGGAAAAAGCTCGACCTCCCTCCGCTCAAGTACATAGCAGTTACGGAGATAGGCTCAAAAGGCCGTTTACATCATCATGTAACCGTTAGCGGAGGACTCGACCGAGACGAGCTCGAAAGCCTTTGGGGTTTAGGCTATGCAAACTCCCGCCGCTTGCAGTTTACAGAGAACGGACTCGCCGGGCTCGGTCATTACATCGTGAAAGACCCGGTTTTTACCCGAGCATGGAACGCCTCGAAAAATCTCATAGACCCGGAGCCGAAAACAAGGGACGGGCGCATATCTTCCCGCCGGGCGGACGAGCTCGCAAAGGACACGACCAATAACGCCGAATACGAAAAGCTCTATCCGGGCTATTTCCTCGCAGACGCGGGAGCTTTTCACAATGACGTAAACGGAGGACGGTATATCGTCGCTCGGTTTTACCGAAAAGACGGTGTATTTATAAAGCCAAAGCGAAAAACGACAAACAGGAGGAAAAAAGAATGACGGTCAACGATTACGCAAGAGAGGTACACGAAAACGCGGTCGCTCATGGTTGGTGGGAGGGCGGCGAGCGTAGCTTTCCCGAGATTGCCGCGCTCATTCATTCCGAGGTATCCGAGGCCCTCGAGGAGTATCGCGAGGGCAAACCTCTGATTTACGGTTGTTGCGGCTTTAACGGTGCTTATTGCGAGCACTCCGAGAACTGCGACAAGCCGAAAACCGAGGGCAGTTGCAAGCCGGAGGGCCTCGCCGTCGAGCTCTGCGACGCAGTTATCCGCATTTTTGATTACCTCGCCTATTTGGGCGTGGATATTGAGGCTATTCTCGTAGCCAAACACGAGTACAACAAAAGCCGTGAATATCGACACGGCGGCAAGAGGGCGTAAAAGCTGACTTTCACACGGAGGAGGGCGAGCTATGATTAACTATTTTGACGCGGCGGAGAAAACCCTCCGCTCTCGCGGTATGCTCGAAACCGCGCTCGATAACCTCGAGCGCAGAAAAGAGCGCATTATCCGCAACAGCGGGCCGAGCGGCTATCCGTCGTCGGATTTCTCAAAGACCTATACGAGCACGAAAGACGTAAACGACGCTCTTTCGGAGTGCCTCGAGCTCGCCGAGGTTGCTCGGGAAATCTCCGAGACGCGGGAGGCTATCAAGGAAATCGACCGCGTACTCGGGCAGTTGGAGGAGGACGACGCGGATCTCCTCCGCTTGTGGTACGTTGACCGCAAGAGCAAAGAGGAGGTCGCCGCCGCTATGTGCTACGGCTCTACCTCCACGATTTACGACCTCCGCAATAAGGCCGTATCTCGCTTTGCTATTCTGTACTTTGGGGCGGGTGCTCTCTCCTCCGTGTGAGCAATCGAAAAAAATCCGTATGGAAAGTTGCTTTTAGCCCGTGCTATCATGTAGGCGTAAAGAGAGGTCGAGGGAAACCCTCGCCGCCGTGCGCCTCACTCCGCGACAAGCGGGGCGGGGCGTTCTCTTTATTCTCTCGAGGAGGGCTATCTATGCGAGCTTTTGCTAAAGCCTTTTACGAGTCTCCGGCATGGCGAAAGACTCGGGCGTATATTCTCAAGCGCGACGCGGGCCTTTGTGTGCGGTGCGGTGCGCCGGGCGTAATCGTCCACCACAAGACCGAGCTCACGCCACGGAACATTGACGACCCTATGATAACTCTTAACGAGGATAATCTCGAGACAGTTTGCCGGACGTGTCACGCAATCATACACGAGGGAACGCCGCCGATTGCGGACGGCCTCGCGTTTGACGAGGACGGAAACGTCGTCGAGGCGGCGGCTCTGCCAATGCCTCCGAGAATTAGAGACAGATAATCCCGAACTACCTCCCCCCGGTGCTCTCGCAAAAGAGGCCGGGTATGTAACCGCGCTTCAACCCCGTTTAGAACCGCTCGGGTCGCGTATATGAGGGGGGGTATCAACCTACCGAGAGGAGGTTTATACATCTAATGGCAAATAAAAAAATCCCGTATGAAAGCCTCTCAACTCCCGAGAAAATCGAGGTAAAAAAGAAAAAAATAAAGAGGCTTTTCAAGGAATTGCCCGCCGAAAAAATGCAATTTGCAGAGGGTTTGATTTATCAATTCGCCGTCGTGTCGGTCACGCTCGAGCGGCTCGCCGATGAAATCAACAACGGCGATTTGATAGAGGATTTCGTACAGGGAGCGCAAAAGCTCCGCCGCGAGTCCCCGGCTCTCAAGAGCTATAACTCGACCGTAAAATCCTTTGCGACTCTCTCGAAATCGCTCCTCGACCTCCTCCCCGAGAAAGAACAAAAACAGGCGGGTAACGAGCTTATGAGCTTTATTACCAAGCCGCAAGGAGCGGCGAAAAAATGAACTACGTCCGCGAGTATTGGTCGCGGATTGAGCGCGGCGAGATAGTTACGAGCCGCCGGGTTAAGGCCGTTTACGGGCGGCTTATCGCAGACATGGACGCGGCGGCGGCTGACTCGCCGTATTACTTCGACGAGGCGGCGGGCGAGCGTCCGATAGAGTTTATCGAAACCTTTTGCAAGCAATCACAAGGAACGCTCGGAGCCCCTTTGCGCCTCGAGCTTTTCCAAAAAGCATATATACAAACCCTTTTCGGGTGGCGGGAGAAAGCGACGGGATACCGCCGTTTTCGAGAGACGCTCTTTCTTGTCGGTCGTAAAAATGGCAAGTCGACGCTCCTCGCGGCTATCGCGCTCTATCTGCTGATTGCCGATTACGAGGGCGCGGCGGAGATTTACTCCGTAGCGACAAAGAAAGACCAAGCGAAAAAGACGCTCACCGAGGCCGTGAACATGGTAAAGCAGAGCCCGGAGCTCCGGGCCGTTATCAAAAAGCGGCGCAACGATATTTATTTCCCCGCGACGGCCTCCATCTTCGAGGCGTTGGCGAGCGACTCGAATACCCTTGACGGCTTGAACTCTCACGCCGTCATTATCGACGAGCTACACGCTATCCGCGACCGTAATCTCTACGAGGTTATGAAGCAATCCACGTCGAGCCGTCGTCAACCTCTCGTAATTATGATTACGACAAACGGCACGGTACGAGAGTCCATTTTCGACAATATTTACGAGCTCGCTCGGGATATTGCCGACGGGAAAATCGTCGAGGATACTTTCCTTCCCGTTCTCTACGAGCTCGACGCTCGCGAGGAGTGGACGGAGCCGACCGCCTGGGCGAAAGCAAACCCCGGCCTCGGCACTATCAAGCAATACTCAACGCTCGCCGCCTTTGTGGAGCGAGCAAAGAAAAACCCGGCAGATTTGCCCGGCGTTCTCTGCAAAGACTTTAACGTCCCGGAAACCTCGTCGAGCGTTTGGCTCTCCTACGAGGAGATAAAGAGCGACGCGGTTTTCGATATGCAAGAGATTTATAATACCTACGCCGTCGGCGGGTGCGACTTGTCCGCTACGACCGACTTAACGTGCGCCTCGCTGATGATACGCAAGAGCCGGGACGACCCGACTATTTACGTCATTCAGCATTATTTTTTACCACAAAAGAAAATCGACCAACTCGACGAGCATAACACGCAAGAGGCCCCCTATAAGCTGTGGCGCGACCGGGGGCTCCTCACCGTCTGCGACGGTAATCGCGTCGACTATTCAGCGGTTACGGAGTGGTTTTGTCAAATGCGCGACGAGTATAAAATCGACGCTTTCAAGGTCGGATACGACCGAGCACTCGCCGGGTATTGGGTCGACGAAATGAAAGCAAACGGCTTTGAAATGTGCGCCGTCGCACAGGGGCCGTTTACGTGGTCGCAACCTATGCGCGAAATGGGCGCGGCTCTGGCCGATAAAAAGGTCAATTACAACAAAAACCCCGTGCTCGTGTGGTGTCTGTCTAACACGGCCTCGAAAAAGAGCGGGGTAAATAACATTCAGCCCGTAAAGATTTCCGACAAGAGGCGTATCGACGGC